ATCTTTTGGCTTGAACTTGTCAATCACATCTTTCACGCCAATGTATAAAGAGTCGGTATCAATCGCAATAACCCTATCCTTCTTTTCTTTAAGAAAGTCATCGAGAAAGTTATTAACCTTTTCTTCAGCATACTTGATAACAGCTTGGCCGGTAAGAGTGATTCCAGACGCAATGCGAAGATCAAAGTAGCGAAAGTACTTGTTACCACACGCACCGTATAATGAGTTAAGAAGAATCTTTACCGCCGTTTGAGAAGTATCAAGTCTTGCCACATCACTTTCTGCCGCCTTTCTTGCCGCTCGATCCGACTTGGAAACTTTCTCCAGGCTGCGTTTTGCGGCAATCATTTCATCTTTAATGTCGACCCTTTTATCGTAAAGCTCTTCAACAATCGCTGGGATGATACCCTTTTTAGCTGTACTAAATACTGCACCATTTGATGCCTTTGCACCAATAGGATCTTTCATCTGCAGCAGTGTTTCGGGCGACATGTTATATTGAACAATAAGATTGGGATACAAGGAGTTAAGGTCAAACGACATAACCCAGTCATGCATACCAACGTGAGGTTCCTTTACAAAACCACCAGGGAATGTTTCGGAATAGTTTTCTTTACTTGGAGTTACGGCAATCTTTTTCTTTGCCAACCGCCGAAAGATAATGCTGTCCCATATCGCAGTGGTGCCAAGCGTGTCGGTGTAATTCACTCCACCTAGATAAGCCATGGTTAAAACCAATGTGATAAGACCTAGCTTTTCTTCCATGCGATCTACCAGCTCAACGTCCTTGATATTATAATCAACAAACATTTGATAGTCGGCATCATAAAGATCTCGGAGTGTACCAATCTCTGAGTAGTCAAGTTTCTTCTCGCCAAGAACCACACTCGCAATATGATTAAGTGAATAAGACTCTTGGTTACCATAAGTGTAAGCAAACTTTTTAAAGAGTTCCATATAGTCCAGTGACTGAACTCCGCTTATATCAAAAGTAACCTGTGTCTTACCCATGATAGTAATCTCTCGGCGATCAATCTTACCCCAAGGAGAAAAGCTTTTAGCAATATCCTCGCCAAGTAAAACGGCAGAGCGAGAAACAAGATAAGGAATATCAAAGAACCTTGTATTCCAACCAGTGATAACATCTGGAGTGTATTCAGGTTGGGACCAATGATCAATAAAGTCGTGAAGCATCTCAGCCTCAGATTCAAACTGGCGATATTCGATTTGCAAGTGAGTTAGTTTGGAGGCGGCAACATCATAAGGCTTTATACCCCATACACGATACCGATCTTCACGACTTGACTTGTAAGCGATTGTGAGGATCTCGTTTGTAGGATTATCAACCTCGGGAAAACCATCGCCGTAACTTGTCTCAATGTCAAGAGAGGCAACGTCAATGTTTGCGCGAGAGTAATTTATCTCATCGGGAAACTGACTTTGAATAAAGGCAGGAATGTGGCGAGTGTTGCCATAAAGCTTAAAGTCGGCTACCCCGTCGTAAGTCTTTTCAAACTGACGTACTTCAGACATTGACTCGAACCGCATGGGCTCAACTGGAGTACCATCAAGGGCCTTCCATTCCGTGACATCGTTTTTGGACTGAAGGAAAAGCTGAGGGCGATACCTAATCTTGTGTCTTACTTTATTTCCCTGATCGTCATAACCTCGGTAAAGCAGTTGATTACCAAAGCGGTCGACACAAGTATAAAAACCTTCTATTGTAAGCATAATATAATTATATCAAAATTCTAGGAAAAAGTAAATCCTAAAATGTATATAAACTAAAAATTATTGGTTCGCTTCTACTGCAAACCGTTTGGCTCTTTTTGCCAAGTATACTATAAAGCCGAAGAACGACATCAGAACTCCCGTTAAAACAAGTAAGAGGAGAAAGATAGCGGCATTGGATGCAATCAGCTCTTGACCTCCTGCCCCACTCAAGCACATGGGACACGCTAAAAATGCATTGCTGGAAATAGCCATTTGCTGTAAACAAAAGCCCGTCAGGGGTTGCCCAACGGGCTTTATTGTGTTTGTCTATTCGGACAGAAATTCTTTTTCTGTTTTACTGTTAATTGTAAACACCTTTGGTTGAAGTTCTTCAGGTATTTCTCTTTCAAGTTTGATCGAAAGGACTCCATTTGTCAGTGTCACACCTTTGATTTGGACGTGCTCGGCAAGGTCAAACACCTTATCAAACTTTCTTGTTCCGATACCTTTATGCAGGTACTGAACGTCTTGACTTGAAGATTCTTCACCTTCAATTTTAAGCTGGCTTTTTTCGAGAGTAACCTTTAGGTCTTCCTCTTTAAAGCCTGCTACTGCGATCGCGATTTCAAATGCGTTATCCGAATGTTTAATAACATTATGCGGAGGATACGTTTGATTACTTTGCGATGATTCAATTCGATCAAAGAATTGATCGAACCCTACTGTCCACGAACGTGGGATACTATATGCTGTCATGTTTTTCTCCTTGTATTAAGCGAGTTTATGTTAGTCGGAACCCCGAAGGCATTCCTATTGACGGACCTTCATTGGCCAATCAAAATTGTTTTATCCCGAGGGAAAGGTTACGCAATTAAGCGTAAAATCCTGTCTTTGTAAACAGAACGTCAGTTGCAGCACCTGTTCCAGCAGCGGCGGTTGAAGCAAAGATTTCATCATCGTAATCTTTACGAACCAAAACACTTTGATTTGGCTGCAAGTAAAATGATGCAATACGAGTTCCCGTACTACCTTGTTCAACATGAATGTAACGACCACTTGTTGAAGATGTGTTTTGAACAAGCACCTGTTGCGAGTCATCAACGGTTGAAGCGTTTGCTGTTAAAGATGCAGCGGCGGCGATATTTAATGGATTAACTTTCATAAGTAAAATGCTATTGTTATTCTATTTATATTTATAGACTATTTATACTGTTTCTTAACATTACCAATTGTATATTTTTCTTTAAGTACCCAATTAGACTTTTCTTTAAATGAAATAATCTTAATCTTTTTCAGATCAGTTGTTTCGGTTATCTGGTCGCGTTGGGCCAAGCGAATCAGTCCCCAGTCGGAAAGTAAAATTGAAATAGTATTCCTTCGTCTAAGATCATCAAGAGTAAAGTCAGCAGGCTTTCCATCAAGCATAAACAATTCTTTGAAGTGAAGAATAAAGTAACGTCCTTGCTTGTGTAGAATATGACAGCTTTGGAAAAGAGTGTTGCCATCTCGATTTGAAGCAACCCCAATTCTGGAAAGTGTTTCCTTCACCTTTAAAAAATCGTCAGGTTCATTCAAATGGACTTCGAGCATATTCTCGGGTGTCCATTCAACATAATCATTTTGAAAATTATCATTCATAATCTTATTTATATTCTTATTAGCGGCCTCCTTTATCCCTTAGCTTATGCAGCTCGGTTAATGCGGATTGGGTAAACAACGGAAGTACTTCTCTTGCCTTTTCAGAGCTATACCCATAGTGTTCTTTAATAACTTCAATATCTTTATCATCAGGCACAGCTTTAAACCACTTACTAAACCGTCGGCGGGGACGAATAGTATTTCGCAAAAAGTCATACTGCATACGGGCTGGTAAGCTTGCGTATTGATTCATCTCATTAGCAAACAAAACAGTATCCTGAAAGTAAGACATGGCTCGGTTAATCATAAATGGAACATAAGCCTTTTCAGGTGAGTCAACCGCTACCGCTTCATCACTATATGCGGTTGCATCTTCTAAAATGTCTTTTGAGTTAGGTCCACTATTGATGTTTGTTACCACATCAAAGAAAGAAAGCTTCTTTTCTTTTTTAGCCATCTTACTTCTTCCAAGCTACGTTAGCCATAAGTTCGGTAAGGCAAGCAACCATGTTTAACTCTCTGTCAGCTACAAATGCCGACTTATATTGATAATCCGCAAGAATAAGAACGGCAGAAGGAACACCAGTTGCATCAGCGTGATCATTCAAGACATCATATATCTTTCGGAAAATAGCAGAAGTATCCAATGCTGCGTTGTTTGCTACCCAAGATCGCATACTCTTAAAGTCCTTTGACTTGAGATGCGTAATTACCTCAGCAACGCTTTCATCGCTGTTACCAATTAAAATGGCTGCTGGGATCTCTCCAGTGCTGCTGTATCTCTGACACTCGCCAATAACCCTACGCCAATCTGGCGCATGGCGAATAATAAGTTCGGCAATAACCTTTTCGTTATAAGTGATACCTTCCTTGTCAAGAATATCCTTGAGCCGACCCATGAACTTACTTGCAAGTCCGGCAAGTTGTTTCTTGTTTGTATTAAACTCAACAACTGCGCACCTGCTATGAAGAGGTTCAATAAGGCGATTCTTAAAGTTGCACGTAAGAATAAACCGACAGTTATTACTAAACTCTTCAATGAATCCGCGAAGCGCGGGCTGTGTACTTTGTGCGTTTAAGTAATCGGCCTCGTCAAGAAT